TCCAATCTCTCATGGAGAGCCGGATCGAACGCGGCGACGTCGATGGTGACAAACTCCCCCTGCCCTTCGGCCCAGGGTTTGACGTTCACGGTTTGCATGGTGGTTCCCTGTCTTCGCAGAGACGCCCGGCTGGGCGCCTGTGAGAAAACAGGGCGGAGCCGAAGCCCCGCCCTGCTGCCTTGGGTGATGTCGGATTAGCCGAGCAGCGCGCCGGCATGCCGCGGGGTGATCAGCTTCTTGCCCCAGGCCAGGTTCACTTCGTATCGGACCTGGCGCTTCTGCTTGTAGACGCAGAACTCGTAGGTGATCAGCGAGACAGGGTCCGTCAGGGTCATGACGTCTTCGGCCACGTCGCCCTCGTCCGGCATGGCCGGAGCGCGGGTGGCGAGCTGGATGGCGGTGCGGTGGAAGAAGATGTTCCGCATCGCCGCCGCCACGACCGTGATCGCGGTTGCCGAGGCCGGGATGGCCTTGAGCAGGCCAGGCTCAGCCAATGTGATGGACCCGCCGTTGCTGACATCAGCGTCGCCGCTGGTGACCAGGTATTTGCGGGTGTCGCCGGCAAAGGTGACGAAATCCCCGGCGATGATCGTGCCAGTCCCGGCCAAGGCCAGGGTGATCACCATCGCGCCGACCGCATATCCGGCTGTGTTAGTCGTCGCCGAGGCGCCCGTGCCGGCGGTCACCGCATTGCGGATCGCGGCTGACTGGTGGATGCCGAAGCCCTCCAGGTCGCCCAGGATACCGCGGCGGAGCAGGTCGTCGGTCCCCGCCTCGTTGACCTTGAACAGTTGGGACTGCTTGCCGCGCAGGTTTCGGATTCCGGCCGAACCCAGCACCAGGTGGCGGTCGGTTTCTGGTGCGCCGTTCTCATCCAGCACCTCGAGCGCACCGGCGGTGTCGGACAGATCGTTGGCGGTGCCGAACGGTGTGGCGCCAGCGGTCCCGTAGGCGCGGCTGACCGACTGGTAGAGCTCGGAATAGAGGTCCGCCTCCACTTCATTGGTCAGGGTCCGGATGGCCTGGGCGATCCGGTCTCGGTTGATGTTGGTCTTGGTGCCAGCGCTGTTCAGGGCCTTGGTCTCTTCGCCGGTGATGCCGAAGGGAACCGAGCGGGCCTTGCTGATGGTCATCTGGACGTTGGCGATGGTTTGGTTCGGGGTATCCGCCGCGTAGGCCGCAGGCGTCAGATCTTCGGCCGGCATGGCCCCGACGACCGGCGAGGTGATCAGCTGGTTGAGGGCCGCGCGTTCGGCGGAGAAGTCCTGCGACACAGCCCGGATGAATCCGACCTGTTCACGGGACACGACGTCCATAGCTTCGTAGATGACCGGAATGAGACCGGTCAGGGTAAGAGCGCCCATTGGGAGGGTCCTTCAATTTGGAGGTTGGGGATTAGGCAGGGGACGCGGATGGCCCGCGTTGGAGTGAGCCATCCGGCCCGTGCGCCGCCCCCGATCCCGGGGCCCGGCAGGTAGTGTTAGTCGACGATGACGAGCTTGCCGGCCGCCGCATCGCGGCCCAGTGCGGCCTGTTCGGCAGCGGGTAACTTGGTGAAGTCGGCGCGCCGTACTTCGCGCTTGCCGCTTCCACCGGAGCTTTGATGGGCTCCGCCGCCCGCACTTGTTCGGCCGGCCAGGATGTGATCGCGGTACGGGTCGGCGTTGATCAGGATTTCGATGGCTTCATCGAAGTCCGCGAACTCCGTCGGTCGGATGCGGCTGTAGATCTTGCCGCCGTTGGCGTCATAGGGAACGAGCTTGCCGTCCTCGATCTTGAAGTTGGAGCCGAAGGTCTTCTCAAGCATGGGCGGCGGAACCGCGACCTTCTCGGCGACGAACTTGGACCTGGCGAAGGCCCCGCCGACCTTCTCGGCGTAGAGATCACCCTGCAGCTTGTCGCGCTCGCCGGTCACGGCAGCCAACTGGTCGGCGAAGGCCTTCTGGGCGGCAGCAACGGTTTCCTCCGCCGCAATCTTTGCCCCGATCTTGATCTCCTCTGCCTTGCCGGCGCTGATCAGATCGCCGTCCTTGATGTTCTGGACCGTTTCCAGGGCCTTTCGTGCAGCTTCGACGTCAGTGATCCCATCGAAGGCCTTGAGACTGGCCTCAGCGGCCTCAGCGCGCTCCCGGTGGCTCTTGGCCTCGGCGTTCAGCCGACGGATGCTGGCGACAGTTTCGGGGGCATCGAAGGCCGCCTCCTTGCCGTCGTCGTGGATGTAGACCGGCTTGCCGTCGGACAGCACAGCGTGGCCCGCGTCATCGAGCTTCAACTTCATGGTTCTGGCTTTCTCCGGCATCCGCCGGCGGTGTGGGCAATCCTGCCCGGGGCGCCGTGCCCCATCCCGGGCGACGGCCATGAAAAAACCCGCCGGTGAGGGCGGGTTGGATTGGTTAGGCGCTAACTGCGTACGAAATAGTGAACTGCGCCTCCGCCGAACCCTACTGGTTTGGCGGGGCCATTTACATACTTACCGCGCCACACCCATCAACGGTTGCTGTGGTTTGTGTGGTCTCGCTTCGTGTAGTTTGGCGAAGACCAAACACAAACGAGCATACCGATGAATACGAACTTGCAAGACACTGCATCACTGGCCGATTTCGAAAGGCTACCCAACTCTGCCAACGTCCGACTCCCCGTCGTTCAGGCGCTCTTTGCCTGCAGCGATGAGACCATCCGGCGGTACGTGAAGGCTGGCAGGATACCAGCCCCCAGGAAGCTTGGCCCGCGAATCACCGCTTGGAACGTCGGCGAGCTTCGCCTCGCACTTGCGGGGCCGCCTGCCGGGAACCCGGCCCCGAAGGACCGTTGGGTATGGGTCCCCGACTAAGTGCCTACGACGCGCTCGCCTCTGATCAAGCACATGACGCAGACGTGGGCCTTGGTCCCGCCGAAGGGCCGGCCACCCCGGGTCATAACCCCGGTGACCGTCTCGACAAAGGAGCGGCCGCCGCAGCGTGGACATTGAAGCATCGAGGGCGGTTTGGGCATGGCCTTGACCCGCTTCCTGACCTGGGCGGTCAGATCGTTAGGTTCGGGCGCATCGGGCACCACATACAGATGGCTGGGCGGCTTCACCCAGCCCTTTTAGCCTACAGCCCCGCCTTTCGGAAAGCGGCTGCTTTATGCAGAAAGCGCCGCCTTCGCTTCATCTATCAAGTCCTCGATGTGTTTCGACCCGGGGTGCTCGCGCAGCAGCGCTTCCATCTCCCCGAGGAACTCTTGCCATTCCGCTTTGGGGGAAAACGGCGTCGGGGGATCAATGAAGCCAACCGGATCATCACGCATTGGAAATGAACTCGTCGATGAGCGCCCGCGCTCGGTTGAAGGCCACCAAGCCCTCGCCTTGAAGGTCTGCCTTATAGGTGATGTAGCCGCGTTTTTCCAAGAGAAGCGAAATGGCGTGGTAGAACGTGTCGATTGCATCCTGCGCCTCAAGCTTCCCCGAGCTCACCAGGCCCTGCATCCACCGCTGTGTTTCGTTGAAAGCCGTATCGTAGGTCAGGTGGGTCAGCTGCTTCTGGGCTGGCTCGGCGTAGTAGGATGAGCCGTTGTGGCCATGCGCCCAGATACTTTTCGCGCCTGGATAATTGGCGGGGATCAACAGGTCCGCCTTGCTGAACGACGATGACCGTGGGTGGTTGTGGTGCAGCACGATCTGGTTTTGCGGCTTCTTGATCTCTTCAATCAGCCACGGCGGGAAGGCGACCGAACTCTTCTTGCCGTCACTTACGGGGGCGTAAGCCTTCCCCGTCGCAGCGTTATAAACGATCAGATGCTCGGTTCCGGTCTTTCGCCCCTCTGTGAGGGTGTAGGCCCTCATGTCACGGTCGTGCTTGGCGTTGATCTCGGCCAGTGTCGGGGCCGCAGGCTTGGGCGCCTGCGAAGGCGGGGGCGAAGACGGCTCAGGCTGATCAAGCCCGGCCTTGCGGAAGGCGGCGGCGTCGCGCTGCCGCAGCTGGTCCAACGTCAACACCTCGCCGCGCGGGCTGTAGAAGCTATCGAAGGGCAACCCGCCCTTGCGCAATAGCGCCGCGCGGGCCGGACCCAGGATCTCGTCCTGCCTCGCCGCCGACTGCTTCTTCAGCCAGTCGCCATAGGTCAGGTCGCCGGGAACCTGGCCGTCCATGCTGGCCCGGGTTGCCGGCCCGATCTCATCGATATCCAGGCCAAGCTCACGGAATGACTTGGTGACCGGGCTGCTCACGCTCCGGCAGTTGAAGTGGAGGCGGCCCGGCCCGGCCAGCCAGGGCACCTTGTGGCCGATCGGCTTGTGATCCTTGTCGGCGGTGTAGCGGAGACCATCCCGCAGCCTGCAGGGCGTCGAGGTCCGCGTGTCGAGGGTCGAGACCCACCGCACCGCCTTGATGACGTCGCCGTTGGCCCCGTAGACCTCTTCCCGTGCCGTAGCGGCGGTATGGCTCAGGGCCGTCTGGACGATCGCGGCCAAGCCCCGGCGGGAGGCGTCGAGCCTGCCATCGCGGTAGCCCTTGGCCTTGGTCCCCTGGATGTCCCGGATGATCTGGTCGGTGGTCCTCCCTTCGACAAAGCCGGACCGGATCGCATTTCGGATGGTCGTCAGCCGGTTGGCTTCGGCGCTGGCCGCCCAGTCCTTCAGCAGCCCGCCTTGGAATGGTCGGCTTATGGCGGCGGCATAGACCTGGTCGACGCTGACGCGGAACAGCTGGAACTTCAGCTGCACGTCGCCCGGCAGCACGTTGGCCAAGAGATCGAGTTGGTAGGCCGCCTCGTAGTCGGCCAAGGTCCGCATCTCCCCCGGAATGGCCCCGAAGGCTGCACGGTAGGCGGCGGCGTTGATCTCCCGGACCGAGCCGAGCAGGCTTTCCAGCCGCCCGACGGTGAAGCTGCTGGGTTCGACCTGGGCCAATGCGGCGGCCAAGGCCGCAGTCAGCCGGTCGTCTGTGGCGTTGAGCAGACCGATGATCTGGCGGACGACGCCGGCGCCGTAGCGGCTCAGATTGATGGAATGGGCGACAGCCTCGTGAAAGAGGCGCTCGTTGGCCGTTTCAGGCACGTCAGGCCTTCACCGTCCCAAGCGGAGGCGGTTGGGCGGCGACCTTTTCCGCCTCGTCGGCCGCATCGATCTCTGCCGCCAGTTCCCCGCGGCGCTTCAGTTCCGCGATGGCCGTCTCGTCACTGATCAGGCCCTCGCCCCGCATCGACAGAACCAGCTGTCCGCTGGCTTCCGACAGGTTGGCGGCCCCGAAGTCCTTGAACAGGCTGATATGGCCGCCCTGGGCCAGCTTGGCGTAGCGCGCTGTCAGGTGAAGCGCCTGGTCGAGGCTGTCTTCGAAGATCTCCACCAGGCGCTGGAGGTCGGACTTGTTGCCCTCGGCGTCGTTGGCGCTTTCAGTGGCGCTGCGCTCGCCCGGCTTCTTGACCAGCAGTTCGGCGCCGGCCTGGATCATCTGCTGTTCGAGGGCTTCGAGGGACGCCTGCCCGGCAGCGATCGCCGCGCCGGTGTGCTCGACGAACTTCATCTCGCCGCCAATCGGGATATTGACCGCAGACCCCGAGCCGACGGTCAGGACGGTGTCCTTGTCGCCGCCAAAGATCGCCAGTATCGGGACCCGGGCGACATGCAGGATGGTGTCCTGGTCGCTCTGGCTCTGCCAGTGCTTGATGTTCAGGTAGGCCAGGTCGAGGAGCGGCGAGACCCCGTCCATGAAACCGCGCCGCTTGCCGTAGAGGGGCACGAACGAAATCACGTCGAGGCCGGTCACGCCGCCGTCGACCTGGATCCAGACTTCCTTGCCGTCGGGCCCGGGCTTGTCGGACTTTTCGAACAGGGCCCAGGCGCCGGGCGTCAGGACCCGCACCCGCTGCACGATCTTTTCGCCGAAGTCTCCATCGGGCGCGGTGATCGCCTCGAGCAGGCGCAGCTGGCTCAGCATCCGCTTGCCGTTCTGCAGTTCGGTTCGCCAGCCGAGGATCTGGCCATGCTTGACCCGCACCCAATAGGGCCGGATGTCCGCCTGCTTCTCCTCGGCCAGGGTGATGACCGCGCCCTTGGGCGTGACCGGCTTTGGCGCTTCGACCAGGATTCCGCAGAGGCCATAGGCCAGGGCCTCGGCGAACATCTCGGCCGCAAAGGCGTGTAGGTTCACCCCTTCCCGGTCGATGTCGTCAGCCCAGCCGCCGGACTGGTCGCTGGCGATCTCCGGCGGCACGTCCTTGCTGAAGGTCATGGCCTTGGAGAACGGCTTGCCCGACATGACCGAGACGGTCCGCTGCAGGGCCGGGAACAGGGTCGCCGTGGCGAGCCTGGCCTCATAAGCGGCCTGCTCCTCGCCCGGCCATTGGGGCAGCAGGGTCTTGGCGGCGCTGCGCATGGCCCGGGTTCCGGCCATCAGCGCCTCGAGCATGGGCCACTCGACGCCAAGGGCGGAGACAGCAGCCGACTTTGAATTCACAGCGTCGGCCATGGGCTCCTAGATCCTCAAGGGTTTGGACGTCACCGGCGGCGGGGCCAGTGCCAGTTCGTTGAAAGCGTCGGCTGCGGCGTCGACCCGGTCGTCGTGGGCGCCGGTTGGAAACACGCAAAGCTCATCGAGGAACGGCTCGATCCAGGCGTCCTTGGCAGGGTCGCCGGTCACCAGGATGCATACGTTTCCGGCCTCGGCCTGGGTCGCCAGGGCGGTGGCCCGAGTGACCTTGGAACCAGTCGGCTGGGCAACCTTCACCGCATAGCCATGCAGCTTGTTGACCAAGGTCAGGACGTAGCCCTTGCCGGCCGCGCCCGGGTCCTGTGGCAGGCGGATGGTGACGGCGGTCGTGTCAGCCGCGGCGGTCACCTTCAGTTCACGCTCAAGGTTGGCCGGGCTCCATTGTCCCCAGCGGCAGTCGGTGAAAAAGTACCGGGCCTGGTCCCCGCTACCGACCTTGGTGCAACGCGCCCCGGCGCTGGGGTCGCCGCCCCCTTCTGTCGCCCCGATGTCCCACGCCCGCACAGTCTTGCGGCTTCCCGCCGGCAGTTCCCGAACCGGGATGAACCATCCCCGCTGGAAGATACCGCCCTCACGCGGCGCCGGGCGCTGCTGGTACTGGCCCGCCCAGGCATAGCTGCCCTTGGCCTTCTTCAGCTTGGCCAGTTCCGCCGCGGGGAAGC